CGTTAAACTTACCGCCGAACTCATTGGTTGCTGTGTCATTGTTAAAGTTAGCAGTACCGAAAAGGAGATCAGCCGCTCGCTTCTCACGTCCTAACTTGATGACCCTTGCTACTTTACGAGCAAGTCGAGCTTCTTCAGATCCCGGATATTGAGAATCAAAAATATCCTCCATAGCGATAGAATCTGAAGCCGCATAGATCAAAGCCTTGAATGTTTGACTTGATCGATCGAAACCGCCAATAGTCGCACGACTTGCACCTGGTGCTCGTTGGAGATCAAGACCTGCACCAGCGCCCATGAAGTTTCTAGTCTCTTCTAGAAGCAGAGTTCCTGATCGCTCAGGGATAGTGATTTTCTCAAATACTTTATCAGCGATGAGTTGATCATCACTAGGTACAGCCTCTTGAACAAGGCTAGTAAGGATCTGATCTACAGGATGTAAATTGCTATATGATGAAGCCATTGTTTATTCCTTAAGGGATGAGGTTGCTAGGTGCGGTGAGTTTGATAGTGATCTGATCACTAGCCGATGATGATGCTTGATTGATGTTAGGCATGATCTGACCAATAGAATAGTTCCCACTTGTTGCATGGGTAACTACTTTACCATCAGTATCAGCCATAACTAGACTAACAGTATTAGCGATGGTAGCGCCTGCAACGACTCTTGTTAATCCCTGCACTTTTACTTCTACTGAATCACCTGAAGCGCAAGCCCGTTGGGCCACACCTACACATCGAGAGTCAGTAGCTGCATCAGTGATGACAATCTTACCATCAGCGTTGACAGATACTAGAGCATATTCTGTGATAGCTTCAGCAGATACGAATGAAATGATATTGTCTGTATTAGCCATGATTAGCCTCCAAATACTGAGTTATAATAATCTGAGTTAGATTGTCTGAATAGATTTAATGCCTCAGAGTAAGATACTGACTTCTCTTTAGCGAGGTTACGAACTTCTTGATCAAGAGTCGCTTTGTTGATCTCTTGACCGCTTGCGCCATGTCCGACTTCAACGAGTGGTACAGCGCTGTTTGATGGTCGCTCGCTGAACATAGCCCAAAACTCACTTTGAAGGTTGCGGAGCTCATAAGCCTTGCCTGCTACCTCAACTTCAGAAGGTTGGATCTTGCCCTCATTGAGAAGAGTGTTGACTGCTTCACGCTTCTCCACAGCGAGCTTCTCAGCTTCGATGGTCTCAAGACGAGCGGCTAGCTTATTGTTGTTTTCTCTAAGAGCTTGAACTTCTGAGAGTAGAGTTGACTGATTGAGAGTCTCGCTCATCTTAGTCTCTTTCATCTCTTTCTTGTCTTCGTCTTCAGTCATAGACTCATCTTTGTTTTCGTCTTCGTCTTCGGTCATCTTCTCTTCTTTGTCTTCCTTCTCCATCATGGAGCTCTCTGACTCTGAGATTAGATCTTTCATTTTCTGCTCAAGCTCTTTGACCATCTCATCTTTAGCGACAAGTAGCTGACGGAGCTCTTCAACAGACAGTTCATTGATATTGTCCATCAATGCTATCCTTTCGTTTAGAGTGACTCGCCCAATCGTATCGTGAGATTGAGCTGGTCGTGGGGTGAGGGTGATTGCTAATAGTTGCGCTTGACCTACAAGGTCACCGCCGCTTCGTGAGTAGACCTCGCCATTGAGAAACTCCGGTGAGCTCCACAAGATCCCGCCGGCCTGCTTGACTACGCTTAAGCCGCGCTCATTGTATGCCGGGGTTGCATAGAGTCCATCGTCTCTAAGGTCGAGATCTACTATCAAGCCAAGCGCTGAGCCGCTCTCTGGTGGAGCAGGTGTGCCGCCTTGGAATGGAGAGGTGGCATGCTGCCAATCAATGATTACAGGATCAGCCTCTCTTCTCTCCTTATAGACTCGGATCATCTCGGTGAGGAGGTCTCTATCGATCTCCTTGCCGATGTTCTCACCGTTCATTCTAGATGAGACCTGACCGAGCGCTAGGGTCTTAAACGGTTTACCAACTGTGAGACCTTCAGGGATATCATAAGTGGGTGATGCCTCAGAAAGCATAACTGCTTCGCCATAGGCTCTCAATGCTTGCGCTTTATCATCTGCTGACTTCATTTGTTTAACTACTTTCCTCGCCCATGAATAGCCAGCATCTCCACCCCAGCCGTGCCAAGCTTGCCAGCCCTTGCCTTTAGTGTTCCACGTGGAACCTTTCTTATCGACTTCATGACGAGTAAAATAAGCAAGCATACGCTTGACTGTGTCGGGTGAAAGTGTTTGACCGTTGGATAGATCTCTTGCTCTTGCTATGCCCACCGGGGTCATACCACGTTGACTCTCTGGCTTATCTGCTCTGACCTCAAGCGCTCGTTTAGCCGCTTCTTGTGCGCCCTTTGATGGCTTAAAGTCTATGTGACTATACTTGTCAGGCACTGCTAAAAGCTCAGACTTCTTCTCTACTCTTTGAGCGTGACCTTTTGGCAATAGATCAAGATCAGTATTGTATGCTTTCTTACGCTCACCTGTGCCTACTAACTTAAGAAAGGTCTTAACCCTAGCAAGCGCCCATTGATTGCGATTCATGCCAGGTCTATGCGATACAGAGAAAGCGCCTGCACCTCTTCTAAACACTGCTTTGAGTGTGCCTAGATCGACCTTCTTTGACTTGGCTTTATATCGATCATTATGATTATCTCTCATGTTCTCAAGTGATTTCACAGCTTGATCACTGATCTTAATACCACCTCTTGAACCGCTAGCGCTTCCTTTTGGATTCTTAGAACTACCCTTCTTTTGATCCTTCTTGGGCGCTGGTGTCTGTGCTTGTGTTCTAGCCATTTGATCGCCTCTTCTTGATTAGGTTTTCAGCTAAAGCAGCAACACCGCCACCGCCTTTAAGACTAGCGGTTCTCTCAAGCGCTGTTCGCTGTGCGTCCTCGGGTAGATCGCCAGCGCCTAACCTTTCCCTTATCGCTCGCTCAAGCTCATCATCAGGAGTAAGTAAACCAGACTGTACAAGACCGGGTAACATTCCGAGAGACTCAGCGAGATCATCAGTATCTAATCCTGTATGTGTCAATTTAGGAAGCTTGGAAGGATCGACCAAACCGAAGTTCCAACGAATCAATCTTCCTACAGTTCCACCGCCTCGCCTATCAACACCGCTCACTTGACTTGCTACGATGTCACATAGATTGATTGCTGCTCTTCTGAAGACGCTTAGATGTATCTCACCAACTGACCTAGCTCCTGTCTCAGTATTACCAAGATCAGCGAACTGAGTGAGGAAAGAAGCGGCTATCTGTGAATCACATAGCTTGATGATGTCAATTGGCCCTTGGCTGTATAGGTATGGTGAGGTTTCGTAAGACTCAAACTTAACCGCATCATTCTCAACAAGATATGATTGTTCTGCAGCAAGAAAGGCTTGTGCTTGACCTTCAGCATCTTCAACCATGGCGTCAATGTCTGCGTCTGTTAAGCCGAGACCTTCAGCCAACGAGCGATCAATCTTCACTTTAGGTGTTGGAATTGCCCAACGGTCAAGACCGACACACATTAAGTTAGATGTTCGCTGTTTAGTTCTCCACCACCACCACACAGGTCTCAACATGCCGATACCCTCAAAGTTTGAGCCGGTCTTGTTGAGCGTTAGTAATAATAATTTATTGGCTGGTATTGGCTCAGGTGTATAAGTTAAACCAACTGTGTTTTGAAGTACACCATCAAGGCTTTGATTATCTCTGCTCAACCATCGACTATGTGCACTTGGTTCTCTATCAGCGTATTTATCAAGCCATACTTTGATCTTGCCGTTTACATCCGGCCCTACTCTATAGATCTCTTCAGCGTATCGATACCCAAGTGGGATAAACTCGAATAGATAAGCCAGCTGTTCTTCCCATGAAAGACTCATTTGACCTGAATAGCCATCGAAGCCATAAGCTTCATTTGCAAAACGAGCCAACTCATCAGCCTGCTGATCATTCTCAATACCCGGCTCAAAGCGCCATGATGCCGACAATAATGTCTGTCTTAGCATATGCCAAGATCGTCTGACTATTGGATCAGTCCTCACCATCTCTTCAGCTTCTTCAACCCAGTTAAGCCCGGTGAGCTTTGGATTGTTCTCTTTGCCTGTGATGACACCACCACTAAGCTGAGTTCCTGTGATTCCTTTTGTAGTGAATCGAGGGGTCAAAGCTCTCATGTGCCTAGGTTGACGCTCTAGTTTGCTCTCATAGCTCATGAACTCTCCCAAGGCTAGATAGGTGTACTCTAGATAATATATACACCTACAGGTGATTTTATCAATAAAACCTTGTTCAGTATAAAATCAAGTTTATTTATTTATCGAGCCACTCTTCAATCGAGTGGTGAAGTATCACCTGAGATTCATCTTTTGTCTTGATCGCTTTATGACCTGCAAAGAGTGAGAGCTTATCAATGATGGCTGTCTGAAGTTCAGCGAGTTGATCCCTATGTAGTTGGAGCTGAATCTGAGCATCTCTCAATCGAGCGATGAGCGCTTCTCTGTCTGCATTAGCTGAGGCTAACTTGTCTTTGAGTTCTTCTACTTCACTCGGATCACGACCGCTTGCTATAGCAACCATTGAAGAGATAGACCCTGTGATGACTCCTAATA